AAACTGAAAGTCAATCATGCCAGGCTTACGCACATACATAGGTTTCTTACGTTTCTGTAAATTACGCCTTATAAGCTCAGTGGATTTCCACCAGCGAGCATCTATACTTTCCATAAGGGTCGTTATCATATCAGCTGTAGTGGCTTCACCATCTTTCCAGCGCCTTAGCATCAATTCATTACGAAGTATGCTATCGCTGGGGCTGTCAATGCTTTCAGGCCATTTCTTGCCACAGAACGAACACATGGATCGCTTCATTCCGGGGCTGCTGAAGTCTTCGGGGTCTTCCATAATCTCTGCTAAGTGACAATCCGATAACCCTGTTCTGCTCATCTCATTCACTCTCTTTCTAGCTCGCTTGGCGGGCTGGGGTTACTCATCGTATACTGGTAAGTTTTCTAAATCAGTTATTGGTACGATTCTCCACTGTGAACTTACGGTAATGCCATTTTTCTTATATTCCATTGGGTTCTGTACTCGAATCATGGCGTACTGTGTTACGTCTTTGCCCGCATACGATAGTAAGTCTATAGCGCACTTTAGATAGGCGTACACGGCAGAATCTTCCATATCAGCAAGTTTATGAGCATACTGATTTGTGAGTGTATTCATAGTTTCCTGAATGTTTAGTTCTTTGCTCATATTAGTTACCTTCTTCGTTAGTAGTAGTCATGACTTCATCCTTAGCCTCACCACTGCTGGGGGTAAGTAGCTTTCTTGGGCAATCTTCTAGCCTATGCCAAGCACCAAGCCATTTATAACACCAGCCACAAGTCATCAGCCCTGCAATATCGTCTTCGCTCATACCTCTCCTTTATTATTAGGGGGGCTACTTAAAGCGTTCTGGCCACCCTCAGTTTGGTTAACGGTCTTACTAAGCCGCTGCGATAACCTAACCCTCAGCTCTGCGACATCGGCCTTAGCACGGGCTATGGCATCGTCTTTATTGTCAACCGAGGAAGTTATGAGCTGCCCATTAAATCCAGCTTTCCAGGCCTTATGAGACTTCTCTGCAAAAGCGGAAAGCGGCAATTCTTTAAGTCTAGCTAGCCGAGCCTCGGCATCCACGAGCTGTGTTTTTAAAGGTACGCTTCTGACTCTGCACTTATCGACTTGGTTGCGTGAGGACTTTGAGTGTCTAAATAGTTTTGCTAATTCGCCCATTTCAGTCATCTATTCTCTCCTCTTTAATCTTTAAATATCGTTGACCGAACTTTGAGACAGCCATAGCATATCTGCGTCAGGGCATCGTGGAAGGTTGAGTAGATTGCCTGTTGGGTGTGGTGGCCTTCGCATTTTTGGATATGCTCCCTAACTTCTTCCTGGGTAGGACAGTATTCGTATTCAAAAGTCATTACTGTATCTCCTCTAGTTTCTTAATGTGGCTTTTCATGTAGCGGTTGATTTTAGCTTTTAGCTCGGCATAGGCGGCACGGGCGGCATCGGTGGCATAGGCGGCATCGGCGGCGGCACGGGCGGCATCGGCGGCATAGGCGGCATCGGCGGCGGCACGGGTGGCATAGGCGGCGGCATAGGCGGCATAGGCGGCACGGGCGGCATCGGCGGCATAGGCGGCATAGGCGGCACGGGCGGCACGGGCGGCATCGGCGGCATCGGTGGCATAGGCGGCACGGGCGGCGGCATAGGCGGCACGGGCGGCATCGGCGGCATCGGTGGCATAGGCGGCACGGGCGGCGGCATAGGCAGCATCGGCGGCGGCATAGGCAGCATCGGCGGCACGGGCGGTGGCATCGGCGGTTTTCTTATTCGGTGTTTTTAGATACGCCTTCGCTGCTTTAATAGCATCACGGGGGCGACTATCGTTCGGGTACTTGTCTTCGTATATTTTAATGACCTGCTCGGCTGCATAGATGGCAAGCGCGACACTATCCAGCGCCGTCCACTTGTACGCCTTGACTATTTTCATGGTACGGAAACATATCTTATCTGTGTCGCTGTCTGAATCGCCAGAGCCTTCGACAAGTGCTAAAACATCACCATTCACATAACCAAGGGCGTCCAAGGGTTCCTCTGAGGCATGGAAACCGTTCTCACATTTCACAATCTTGCCTTTAACGGAATACTCCTGCCCGATTTTCCAGACATGATTGCCGTGTTTGGAGGTAATTTTCCTCTTGTTCAGGTTTAGGAACTTATAGTATTGCTTCATGATTTTCCTTGTTTAATCTGTTATGTAGTCAGGTACGTTTGGTGGGCTGAGGTTCTAGTGGGAAGCGTGTGTTATTCAGTAGCCGAAACTAAAGTGGTCTTCGCGGACTTCCCACTAGATTTCAACTCACCAAATTGTTAAGACTGGGCTGCTTCTGAAGCTACTTCTACGCAAGCCTTACGGCTACACCCATTGGATTGTCAAAGATCAAGACGTTGGAGCAGTTTTACGCCAGAAAACAATAAGTCCTCTTTTTATACTCCAGGGCGTACATTACTCGTCTATTTTCCACATTGCCAGTATACAACTCACACCGGCAAGAATGGTGAGGAGAAGGATTAGATTATTACTCACAATTCTACTCGCAAACCTTCACGCATCAATGAATTAAACAGTTCCTGTGTCATCTATTTACCCTCCAATAATTTTTTAATTGCTTTGTCTTTAGGTGTTATACCTACGATGTCATACACTTGTTTGAGAATATCGTTACTCATTATCTATTCCTCCGGTTAACATACAGGTGATCGTAAGCTCGTTGGGTAGCGTTGGCAAATGAGTAACCTTGATCAATATAATATTGTCTATCTTCGATAAAAGTCTTAATCTCTTTAATTGTACCAATGGGGCGGGGAATAGTAGGATTCATTACTTAACCTCCCCAACAATAACTTTGTTAGCCGGTACGCCATGTGTTTCCAAGTAGTCGTACGCAAAAGCAGTGGCTTCTGCCATAGTGCCTTTGAAGTCTACACAATGGACAATCTTGTTAAAATTGGTATAGGTGATCTTGTAATTTTTCATGATGCTTTTACGTCTTTCATCATTTAGTTGTTAATACCTCTTATACTACTCTTACATAAATACTATGTCAATACCTTTTTAATTACTTATGTTTACTTTTTCTTTTTTAGCTTCTTTTTCTATAAGGTACTCAAGTGTGCCACGTAAAGTACGCTTTTGCTTAGAAGCAATCACCTTGGCAGCTTCTTTGTACGGAATGCCAATTAAGACAGTGCGTTCGTTTTGTGGGTTGTATGACATACTAAACTCCTTTTCGTGTTCAAAATAATACTGCTGATAAGTTAGGGAAGTATCTGAATACATTATAAGGTACTTATATAGTATTGACAATACTTGCATTATTTGCTAGTATATGTTCATGAACAAAAACACTCAACCATTAGAACTAATCGTCATGCGCGACGGCGAACTGGACGCAGACTACTACAATGCCCTCAAAGCCCGTGAACGTGCCGAGAAGCTAGAACACACAGCTAATCACGTAAAACACGTTCTAGCGGCATCTGCTGCAGCCACAGGACATTTTATCGGACGACAAGTACTTGAAACCTATTCAGGTATGTACGACATGGTAACGGGTGAACACACCTTACCTGAAATACGTGAACTACTGGCTGTAGATCGGTAACTTATAAGTATGAATTACTTTCTTATACCGGCTTAACGGTTCATCTTTTGGTGGTTTCTCAATATAGGGAATAGTACGAAGTAACTTATTCTTAGATATTTTTGGTACTTTAGGCATAAGCAAAATTGTAACATATGCGTGAGATATATTACTGCCTGTTCTTATTTTGTTCTTTTATACTATATGTCATGAAACGTACATACACCCCCCGCATGGTCATGAACAGGATCTTGTTGCTTGGTGAGCATCCCTATTTGTTTAAGCATTAGAGCAATAATGTTTGTTGTAATTTGTGACTATATAGTTTGTCATAATAACAGTGGTGATTAGTATTGACACGTGTGGTATATAGAGCTACCTGTTATCCTGTCTCTCTGTCCGGTGGTACCATTTAGTGTCCGTCTGAACGTTCTTCTCACAGGTCAGACTCCTGTCTAGGTACCACCGTCCAGTTTCAACGAGGTTTCCAGTATTGCCCTTTCAATTTGGATAAAAAAGATTTGACAAGTAGAAAACTATTCGCTAAACTATTTAATATCGTTAAATAGCCAGCCCCCAGCAATGGGGGTTTTCTATTGTTATCGTTAAATAACCAAATAGTGTTTTAAGAATAATCTATGGCTTGTATTTTGTCAACTATTTGTTATTCTACCAGTGGTACATTGGCAGTGTGGCGCGCGGACTTCCTGAAAGAACTTATAGTGCGTCCGGTAATATTTTGGTAGCCATAAACTCCCGTATAAAATCTCTTGCCGGCAAAATGGAAGCTTTGTACCATCGGCCTCCTTAAGCTTGCCACCCTAGAAGTAAAACTAGGGTGGTTTTTTATTGTTGACAATGATATCACGTACTGATATCATCAGCTATATGAGATTAATTGATGACAGCACATTGGTCCGGATCCGGAAGCCGTTAGTACAATTACTGAATGTACGTGCAATCCGGAATAAGAGCAGTATCCGGCAAGAACTGGAAGTTATCTTGCGGAAAGAGTTTAATCTGTAATGGCACACGTTATCCTCCAGGGCAATATTAAGCAGAACCTGACACGGGAGCAGGGATTAAAGGTCTGGAACATCTTACAAGGCACGGCTGAGCCTGAGGATGAGAAACAGGCCATGTATTGTAACAAAGTCGTAAAGATTTACTTGAACTGGCGGGAAGCTCCTGATGATTATGTACGACAGCACCTGCACGCTATTATTCCGCTTGCCCTCAATGAGTGGCGGGTTGACGAACAGAGAGTACCGGTCAAACCAGCAACAGAGTTCGCGTGGGACTTTGCCCGCAGGCATGAGTTATGGGCACATGGCAGGGCAAACATGAAGCTGATTAACGGTCAGCCGGAGTTAGCGGTATGATGTTTAAACGTAAATTGCCATATTCTCAAGAAGAAGTAGCGTTACAGATAGGGGTGATAACTGATCTTATGAAGCAGCGGGATAAGAGTATGCAACTCGCAGTTGTGATGCGGCTGAGTGATAGTAAACAGCAGCGATATTTAGAAGAGCAGGATACAGCTACTGATAATATTGATGTATCGCAAAAAGTACTAGGTTTTATGCTGGAGAGCAATGAGGCGTATTTAAAAAAGAAAGTAGGCAAGTCATGATGACGAAAGCAGGGGGCAGTAAGTTAGTTAAGTCGATGGTACACAAACATGGTAGTTACGAAGCGTGGTGCGAACACATGGCGAAAATGGGTAGCAAAGGTGGAAGCAAGTCGCATGTACGCCCGTTTCAAACTGATAGGGAACTGGCACGACGAGCAGGACGCTTAGGCGGCTTGGGACGTACTGGGTGGCGTAAGTATTCTTGACTCTTTTTAAAGTGTGGTATAGTAAGTTTAACTATGGCACACGCTGGCGGCAGACCTTTAACATTTAAAACTGTTGCTGAATTAGAATCTAAGATCAATGAGTACTTTAAGGCTCATGCTTTTAAAAATGATGTGCCTACGATTACAGGGTTAGCAGTATATCTTGATGTTGATAGGAGAACATTATATAACTATGGTGAGAAGGATGAGTTTTTTCCCGCAATAAAAAGAGCATTAAGCAAATGTGAGGCTGCAATTGAGCAACGAGCGATGTTAGGCGGTCTAAATGCAACGATGGCAATATTCAGTTTGAAGAATAATTATGGCTGGGTGGATAAGACTGAGACAGATGTTACGACTAACGGTGAAAACTTAAACGTAGGAAGTGGGTTAAATGCCGCCGATCTCGATGCAAGACTTGCAGCACTTGTCGCTGGAGCAAAAACTGGAAGCAATACAACTCCTAGAGGCAAGAAACAGGCTAAGAGCTAAAGAAGACCCGGTATTCTTTATTGAGACATACCTTAAGACCTTTGATCCGCGCCCTGAAGCCTATCCTCATCATCTTGATTTTATATTGTACGATTTTCAGAAGGACTATGTTACAGGACTGGTGGAGGCAATACGAACCGGTTATGACATCTTCGATGAGAAGTCTAGAGACATGGGTGTATCATGGCTGGCATTGGCTGTCCGTTTCTGGCTATGGCTATCTGAAGATGGGTACCAGGGGCTGCTTGGCAGTCGTAAAGAAGATTACGTTGACAATGGTACATTAGATAGTCTGTACGGTAAGCTGGATTACTTTATTACTCACATTAAAGATCCGTTGGTTTTACCAAAGGGATTTGATGTTGCGAAACACCGCACCTACATGCGCCTCATTAATCCTGAGAATGGCAATGTGTTGAAAGGTGAGAGTAGCAACAAGAACTTCAGCCGTGGTGGACGTTATAAAGATGTGTTTTTTGATGAGTTTGGTTTCTGGCCTGATGCCCGTAACAGTTGGACGGCAGCTGGTGATGCAACTCGCTGCCGGCATGCGGTAACGACACCCCCTGATGAACCAACATTTGCTAAATCGTTGCGCTTTAGCGATAAGGTAAAGGTACGCACTTGGCATTGGACGCTACATCCTCGTAAAGATGCAGCATGGTACAAGTATGAGCAGAGTAGGCGTACTGAAGAAGAAGTATTGCACGAACTTGATATTAGTTGGGAATATTCCAGTACTGGTAGACCATACCCAGAGATTAGCCAGGTTGCATTTGGGCAGTATGAGTACGACAAAGAGATGCCGTTGTACATGAGCATTGACTTAGGGTTAGATGCGGTGGCGCTTGGGTGGTATCAGCCACTTAAGAATAGTGATTGGGTAAATATGGTAGATGCGTATGAAGCCAGTGATAAGATTATCGAGTGGTATTTTCCATTCTTTGGTTTAAGTGATTGCGTTAATGTATCGCAGTGTTCTTATTGTGGCAAGACACACAGTTTTGATTATTCGGATAAAGATCTAGCTGCTATGCAGAAAGTACAGCACTTTAAGCGGGCTATCTTCTTTGGAGATCCATCTGGTAAACAGCGGCACGTGGAAAGCGGTGTAGCACCATACACTATCCTTGAAGAGCATGGTATTGAGGTACAGATCAACGAACAAGAAAATAACTGGACATCTCGGCGTGATGCTACAAAACGTTTGTTTACCCACATGACGGTGAATGATACTCAAGGCACTCGCTGGTGGAGTGAATGTATCAAAAATGCTCACTATCCAAAACGTGAAGAAACTAGTCAGGCAATTACGCCCCTTACAAAACCGGTGCATGACTGGACTTCTCACCATAGGACACAGACAGAATACTTCAGTGTCAATTATAAAAGTGATTATGGTATTAGTGATGAACCGCGTATGGTACAGGTGCCTGCTAAGCAGGGATTCTATGTAGCACCAAGTGGTGAACCAGTGGGGTTAGGGCTAAATATCCAGAAAATTTTAAAAGACGCTAATAGGAGGCATAGGTAAGTATGTATCCCACACAGATAAACATCATTCTTTCAAAGCAGATAGTGGTGCAGGCTATCCCATATTATTGTATGCGCTGCAAGACCCGTTTATTTGATATTAACCACGATATCCTTGCACTATGGATGGGGCAGGGATACCCGGCACATGAGATACCAAATAATATGGGCTGGGTGCGCCACCAATGTAAGGGGTGTAAGAAAGAATACAACTGGTACTTTCAGTAACATAAAAGCTTATTTATGCAAGTTTAACAGGGTTACATTTGCGATAAACATAAGTATGGTATTATAAGCAATAATGAATCCCAACCTCTACGAAGCTCCTCTATCCGATCCGGTAGTTGATGACATTATCAACAAAGACGGGGTGCTGGAGAATTTGCCATTACTGGATTTGGATTTGCCAGATGAACGAATAGTCCAGACATTACACACCCGCATACAGAATTCGCTTGATTACTTTAATGATAAAACTGGTTTCAACCTACATGATGTACGGGTTAAGAACCTTAATGCGTTTAAGGGCGATCATGCACAGCTTAATCCGTTATACACCTACGATGATACGTGGACGGATAATGAAATCTATGTTGGTGTGGATGCCATCGTTGCTTACACTACAGCTGAAACTTCTCGTTCAGAAGTTTATCCTGCGTCAGGGAGTCCTGAGAGTAAGATATTTGCAGTTGACCTAGAGAAGTATCACTATGCACATAGTAAGAGATTTTTCCTAGCAAAGAAAGTCGAAGCGTCAATACTTAATCTACTTACTCAGCAGTTAGGTGTTATCAAGTTGGTGTGGGATCCGAATTATGGTAAAACTGGTGAAATCCTACCTAAGATTGTTAACCCTAGTCATTACTTCGTAGACAAAAACGCCAAACTGGATGAAATACCAGAGTTTGAGGGTGAGGTGTTAAAAGACAGTGTGGAGGGTTTGATTGCTCGCTTTCCAAAGAAGGAGCGGGATATTATGAATCTCTTCGGTATTAAGCGCAAGGGTGCGCAGAACATCAGTAAAGAGATAGCATATCGTGAAGTGTGGTTCACCTACTATGATGACAACAATAAGCCACAACAGGCAGTTGCATGGTATGTGAATCGGTTAGTGTTAGACAAGAAGCGTAATCCCAACTGGTTATATGAGGATGAGGGAGAGAACTTCTTAGATACTCCTGCACGACCCTATGTACGTTTTAACCTTATAAACGACGGCGAACACGCTATAGACTTAACTGGGCCATTAGCTCAGGCATTGTCAATGCAGAGCAATTTGAACATTGAAGGTCAGCAAGTTGTTGAGAACTTGCGTACTGCTAATGGTTCTAAACTTGTAGCAGCAAGTGCTATGACAACTGATCAGATGGAAGACTGGGATGATAAACCTAACCAGACCATAGCTCTTAAGTTAAAGCAAGGTCAAACTATTAATGATGTTGCTAAGCAGTTTGAGCCGCACATCGTTTCCCAAGAGTTGGTTAACGATAAGATGGACAGTCGTAATACGGTACATGGCATACTTGGTACTCCTAGCCAATTCAGGGGTGATGATACTGACCAAACGAAGACGGCTAGTGAAGCGGCACTTATTAAAAACCAGGCTAGTGGCAGGCAAGATAAGATTATTCGCGCTATTGATTACGCGATGGATAAGTATTACAACTTGCTGACACAAATGATGCTTGTATACTACTCCGAATCACATTATCGAACAGTGAATGGTGGGGATGGTAACTTTGACCATATCGAGATGCACCGTAACAAGATAGAAAGTGGCATGACTGTAACGGTGCAAGCTGGTACGACATTAGCGTTTGACAAGGCGCGTCAAGAAGCTGTGGCGCAAAATGCGGCTGAGTTGGGGCTACTTGCTCCATATGACTACTACCGTCTCATGCACATGGAACAACCGCAGAAGCTGTACGATAACCTCATGAAGTGGAAAACTAATCCGCAGCAATTAGCAGTTGATTTGGGCAATGAAGAAGAAGACCACGATGCCATTATAGACTTTACGGAGTTAATCAATGGTCGTGCCGCTGAACAGCGTGAAGATATTACTCCTGCATACATCGAGCAGTTCCGTAAGAAAATGATTACTGATCAATTCTTAAGTGCAAATAAGAAAAATCAGCAGAAAGTTATCAACTTCGTATTGAAAGCAGCAGAAGCTTTGGCACTTCGTACTGCTATTGACCAAGCGTCAAGCCAACCTGAACCACCCGAACCATTACCTAGCCAGGTTGATAAAACAATGTTACCTATGCCTGCAGTAAATCAACCGGGGGGTGCAATGCCTCCTGTAATGCCGGGCGCACCAATGATGCCTCAAGCTGCGCCTCCTGCTGGATTACTGCCCGCTGCAGCTGCACCTGGTATACAAGGCGTTATGCAAATGGCTCAACAACCCGCACCACAACCGGCAGCACCGAACTTAAATCCTAGTCAGCCTATGCCACCACAAACTGTCGCTTCCTTGCCACCAATGTAATATTATGGTAAAGTTTAATAAGTAAAAGGGGTATAACATGCCAGAACCAGTAGCACCAGTTGCTGATGCACCCGTAGCTCATGAAGAGCCGAAGGCACCAACAACACCAAAAATAAGCCTTAAAACGCCATTGAGCGAGCAAACAGCAGCGCTCACAAAGATTATGGCGAACACGCCAGAGAAACCAGTCGAAGAAGCTGTTGTCGAACCAGTTACGCCTGATCAACCGAAAGAAGATGAGAAAGTATTAGAGACGGCGGTTGAAACACTCAACGAAGAACCTGAAGAATTACCAGTAGAGGATGATGAGGACGAAGAGCCAATCGTAACGGCACCTGAGTTGGGTACATGGCAAGAGTACGTGCTTAAGAATCTACCAAACATTACTGCTCGAATTGTTGATGCTGAGGGTAAGACAAAGACATTGCAAGTTAAATCAGATGCCGAACTGCCCGCAGGCTTCAGTTTCGTAGATGATGCGGCACGTTCACAGTTCTCAAGAGATATTGCAGGACAAGAAGTGCGAGCGCAGAAGCTTTTAGACGAGTACAATCAGAAACAAGTTCAGGAACAGGTTCGTCAGTTTGAGGTACAGGAAGCAAAAGATGTTGCCAGTGATCTGAAGTGGTTGCAGTCTAACGGTTACATTAAGAAGTTTCAGTATGCGGAAGACGATCCGAAGTTTAACAGCGATCCGGCAGTTAAAGAAGCAAATGCTATCTATGACCTTTACAAAAAGACCAATAATGAATACATGCGCAAATATATGAACACAAACCGAACATTCCGTATTAGTTACCGTGATGCTGCCGACAAGTACTTTGCGCAGCAGGCGCGGCAGAGTAAAGACAAACCAGCCGACAAACCTGTACCTAAAATTGAAAAGACCCCGACAGAGAAAGCACGTGATGATATAGCACGTAAGCAAGGTGCGCCGCAGGGCGGTGATGCCGGCGCTGCTAAACCAGCTGCTTTTAAAGGTATGACATTTGATGATATTAACCGCTTAGCGAGAATGGGAAAGATTTAACATGAACCAAGTAATACTGATTATTGCAATGCTGACACATCTTGAGTTAATCACAAAAGATCAGGCAAAACAGTTAGTACAGAATTTACGCTATTCAACTATCCCTGATGATTACGAACAATGTCATAAGATAATTGCTGATTTGTTCAACAAAGCGGAGATTAACGTGAAGAAGGAACTGAAAGATGTTCTTGTTGATGGAAAAAAGGTAACGGTTAAAAAATAAAAGCTTGACGTAGCATAATAACTACCATATAGTTATTTCTCGTAAGGCCTGAGCCACATCTGTGGCTCTTTTTTATATCTTAAAAATAGGACGATTAATATGGCAGGACAGATTTTTACAAACCGTTTAACTGATATAACCTATCAGTACATTTTGCCGGTACTTATCGACGGCGTGAGCAACTCGAACGTATTTACGTCTCGTATGCTTAGTAATACTAAAGACTGGGAAGGCGTAACATACAACGTACCTGTCCAGACAGCGTTCAGCCCAACAGGTGGTTCGTTTAATGGCATGGATCAATTCTCCACAGCTTCTACGAACAACACCCGGCAAGCAACGTTCTACATTACTGGTCAATACCAGTCGATTGTTATCCCCGGCATTGAAGCAGCGGTTAACAGTGGCACTGATTCACAAGTAATTAAGCTGATGACTGCGAAAGCTGATGAAGCTCGTATCTCTTCGGCTGATGCAATTGGTACAGAATTCTATAGCTTCGGCCTTGGTAAAGACTTTGATGGTCTTGGCAACATTGTAGATAATGGTACGAATGCACCTACTTATGGTGGACTTACCCGTTCACAGTACCCGTTCTTGGTCGCTGATGTAACATCGGTTGCTAACAACACTATTACTTTAGACTACCTTGGTTCTGAATTCGATAACAGCTCTGCTGCTTCTAGTACCTCAGAAAGTCCAACAATGGGGCTTGCTCCAAAGAACATTTGGACATTCATTGAAGGCTTGCTTATGCCAATGGTATCAGCTCGCTACGAAGCTTTGGCAGTCCGTGGTTACAACCGTGTTGACGGTAAAACCCCAATGGGTACAAGCGTACCTGAAGGCGACACGAGTTTGTCTGGTTCAGCTGGCTTCATTAGTCTTACCTTCCGTGGACGCCCAATTGTGGCAGACGACAAGGCGACAGCTCAGACATTCTTCTGGATTAACGAGAAGTACCTTGCTTTCCATACGCAAAAGAGTGCTGAACTGCGTGAAATTAGTTCCACTGTCGAATCAATGGAAGGTTTCTATGAAGATGTTCCCTTCCCGTCAGCTTTTCAGTTCCGCGATATGATGAGTTCTATTAACCAGCTTGGACAAGTTGGGGTGCTTATCCTCCTCGGTAACTTGATCGATAAACAACCTCGCCGTAACGGTAAACTAATCGCAATTACAGGAAACTAAGGAGAAATATAATGGAATCAGGTTTTCGACAATTAACGACTCAGGATATCACAACCCTCAGTACCACCAAGCAGGAGCAATTTGGTGCAATGGGTGCAACTCCTGATGGCAGAATCTTTCGGTACGCCGGTTTTGGTGGTACTTCAACAATTGCTCCTTCGCAGCTTCTAGTTGCCAAAGCTTACACTGCTAACTACTACGGTTTGGCAATTACTGCTGTTGGTACGGGTGGTCAGACTACTGGCAACTTACTTGCTGGCAGCACACAACTTGTACTTACCAATGGTGCAACTGCGATTACGCAGGATCAGTTCGCAGAGGGTTATCTGGAGGTTATTCAGACTTCTGGTACCAATGAAGGCCCTGTTCTCTACAAGATTAAGGGCAACACCGCTGCCGCTGCAACTACTGGTTATGTAACTGTTTTCTTGAACCAAGATGAACCACTTCGCAATGCTGAAACATTGGTTGCTGGAACTGACACAGCAAGCCTTAACCCAAGTCCTTATGCAGCTGTTGCACCAAGTGCTACCGCTGGACAAGTGGCAGGTGTGTCGGTCGTACAGACCCCTAACAGTTCAACTGTTACTAACTACGGTTGGGTGCAGACTCAGGGTAGTTGTATCTTGACGAATGATGCAGGTGGCAACTTGACTGTTGGTGAAGGTATTGCGCAAAGCACTACTACTGCCGGTGATATCGTAGCAGTAGCTGCAACGACTTACCAGATTGGGCAGACTAAGAAAGCCTTTAACGCAAGCACCGCTGGCCCTTGTACTATTAACTTAGCTTAGAAAGGGAAATTAGATGGCTACTCAAGATATTGGTCAATACATTTACCCTATCAGGGCTAATGGGTTACGTCTTAAGAGTAATGAACCACTTGTAATTGGGGGTACGATGACTTCTGGTGGTATTAGTACGGGTACTCCTGCGACGCTAGCCTCAGCTGCAACGATAGCATTTACTCCTACCAAAGCGGTAACTACTCATACGCCTACCCAAAGTGAAACGATTAATTTCTCTGCTCCTGGGACGGCTGGAACAGAGATTTGGTTGGAAGTGGTAACATCTGGCACTTCCACCTATACCCTTACTTTTGGTACGAATACAAAGACGACTGGTACGCTGGCAACCGGTACGACATCTGCCAAGACATTCTTGGTGAACTTTGTTTCTGATGGCACGAACTGGGTTGAATCAGCCCGCACTACGGCAATGTAGAGCCTTATCCTACAATAAATTAAGACCATATATTGGTCTTTTTTTATTTGTTATGGTATGATGCTGCTAATGGATAAAGCCTCTCTGTTGGAGCTACAAAAAGACGCATCACAGCGGTTTGCTGAATTGGCACGTAAGCGTGATGAATTTAAAGCCCAGTGGGAGAATACTGTACTTGATATGAACAAGGTTGAAGGTGAATACAACGCCTACTCTGCTCTTTTGAATCAATTCCCTGGTGAAGACAAAGTAGTAAAACGTAAATCTAAGGAGAAAGTAAATGGCTGAGGAATATTACGGTCAGTCCCAAATTAGCGGTAGTATGGATATCAAAACGGTGCAGGAGCGCTGTAGAGAGTATTACGCAATCAGTGACTTTGTTGTGGTGATGAACATTGATACTGAACCGTTTGCTTATCAAATCCAGCGACCTGAGAACTTTGATTATGAACAACCTGATCCTGTAACGATGAATGTTGTAATGACAAAACCACCGGAACGAATTGTATTGCAACCTGGTGAAACACGTTTGTGTCCAGCTTATGAAGCAGATTTGATGATTAAGAATCTTATGGATAAGATGATATATCGCAGTCGTGGCTCTGCAATCTCTGAAGCAAAAGAGAAGGGGGAAGAAAACGTCAACATCAAAGAGTCTGTCATGGATCCTGAAACGCAACATCGCTACATCAAAGAGATTTATCAGGGCAAGAAAGATTTCTTACATGAGTATAACCAATCTATTGACAAGGTAAAATCAGATGTAGCAAAGGATTTAGAAGATGACGAACCAGTTACGTCAGAAACTCCCCGCCGCCCAGGACGCCCAGCAAAACAAGCAGCTTGATAAGCGTGAAGCTGAAGTTGCCCGTCGTGAAGCCTTAGTCAATAACTATCCGAAGTTAATTGCTAAGGCGAAGATTCTTGAAGAGCAAATCAGTTATAAGGAAAAAGAGAAGAGTAGCCTTGAAGCTGAGCTGTTAGATATTAAACAAGATTATGAAGTGCAGATTACGGCTAACGAAGAGCAAAAAGCTGAATATGCTAAATTAGAACGTACTAAAGCAACTTTGTCAAAAGAATGTGATACTTTGTTATCTCGTAAATTGGGCATTGAACAGGAAGTTAGCAAAGCGAAAGATAAGTTAGAAGAAGTTAATCATACTATCCTGGATCAAAAGCGATACTTCAAAGAGCAAGAAAAAGTAATCGATGAGACTTTTGCTGATTGGAACGCTCAGCTAAATGAATTCCACCTTGAGGCAGAACATGAACAGGATAGGAAGAATGTCCTCTCTGGTGACATTATCCGACTTGAACAGGCAAAGGCAGCTATGGTACAGGATAACGAGAATAAACACGCTATTATCGCTGAGCTTGATGAAACGTATAAATTGCGGGTTGAACAGTATAAAACTGATCTAAGCAGTAAAAAAGTCGAAGTCCAGAAAGAAGAGCAGAAATTATTGGAATTGGATTTGAGAAACAAGGGTTACATGGAAGTGCTTGCTAGCAGGGAGCAAGCTTTAACTATAAAAGAAACAGCCCTTAACAAACAGGAAACGGATTTAAATATGCGTGAACGTAATCTTAAAATGAAACTAGGGTTACTCAATGTTTCACTGTGAAAATATGATACAATAACGCTGTAAGGCCTGAGCCACATCTATCTGTGGCTTTTTTAATTTCAAATGTTACCAGAAGGCAATCGTTTACCACGTGATAATAACCGTATCCCACTTATGGGGGGGATATCTTATTTAAATGCCGCAGTATCCGTACCAGCAACGTTTGATCCAGCAACAGGTGCGCAGTTAGTAACAGCAGTAGCATCTGCCGCAGAGTTACCTTCTACCATACAAAATGGGCAACAGACAGTTACGACAAGCGCTGTAGCACTTCCTACTGGTGCTTTGACACAGGGTGTTATTTTAGAGAGTTTATCAACGAATACAGTCAGTATTTTTATTGGCGCATCAGGTGTAACAACATCTACAGGAATTGAATTGTTGCCAGGTGCTTCTACTAGCGTGGCAGTTAACAATACTAATCTTATTTATGTTATTTGTGCTTCTACTAGCCCAGTAATTTCATGGATAGGAAGTTAAAATGCCTCTGTTGCCCTTTGGATCTGCACCGTTTATTAACCCCGTCCCGGAAGGTAAGTTTTTATATTTTGGGGATAAAAATACAGGTATTAAAGGAGATGCTACTAATTTTGGTACTGGAATATTTGTTTTAGACGGCTCCAGTGGAGCAGCCATAGAACGTGATATTGTTGCAACTGGTCAATTTGGCTTATTTGCCAATACTGCTAGTGATGGTTCAGGGACATGGTTACCTTCCATTAATTTTTCATCTAGTGGTAGTTTACAACTTTCAACTGCGAATAGTTCTTTACAACTTTCCTCTGCCGGCGGGATAGTCTTTATTGGAAATTCAGGACATAATGTTGTTTTTGGAACAGACATTACTCCAGGCGGCATAGTAAATACAAATAGTTTTGGCGGTAGTGGAGGCTTGAGTATTGTTTCAAATGTCGCTGGTCATAATGGGATACTGAAGTCTGATAACTTAACTGCTGATCGTACTATCCAGTTACCTGATCTAAGTGGAACAATATCCGTTTCACCCCTAACGACAAAAGGTGATCTTTATACGTATTCAACTGGTGATACTCGTTTTCCGGTAGGTACAGATGGATATGTTTTAAGCGCTGATTCTACACAGACTACTGGACTCAAGTGGATAGCAACAGGTGGAACTGGAACGGTAACATCTGTAGGTGTATCTGGTGCAAATGGTATAGGCGTATCTGGTTCTCCTGTAACTGCTTCAGGTACGATTGCGCTTAGCCTTGGCAATATTACTCCTACGACGGTGAATAGTATTACCCTATCTGGCAGCTCAACGCCTTCTCTAGCGGTAACAGGTACAAGTTCTGTTTCTGGTGCTAATACAGGTGATCAGACAATTACGTTAACTGGAGATGTAACAGGTACAGGTACAGGTAGTTTTGTTACAGCGATTAAATCAAGTGTAACGTTGGCTGGGAGTCCGACAACTACAACACAATCTCCAAGTGATAATTCTACCAAGATAGCTACGACTGCATATACCGATGCAGCAGTGGCAGCTGCTGTACAGGGGTTGTCTATTAAGCAATCCGTACAAGAAGCCACAGCTGCAGCACTGCCAACAAATACTTATTTAGCGGGAGTAATTACAATCACGGCTACTGGAACACTTACAGTAGACGGACAGACGGTACAGTTAAATGACCGGGTACTGGTCAAAGATGAAGTTACGCAAGCCCATAACGGTATTTATCTTTGTACGACATTTGGCACCACAGGCGTACAAGCGGTTTTGACTCGGGCAACTGACAGCAACACTTCTGCTGATATAGTTGGAGCTTTCACTTTTGCAGAGACAGGTACGGTAAACGCCAGTTCGGGATGGGTAAACACTAACTCTGGAACAATTACAATCGGAACCACGGCAATTACTTACACACAGTTTTCAGGAGCCGGCGAGATAACGGCTGGAACTGGTTTATCAAAGTCAGGTAATACTATTTCCTTGAGTACGCCTGTAAGCGTTGCTAACGGTGGTATCGGCACTGGAACAGCCAGTATTACAGCATTTAATAATATTACCGGTCTTTCAGCGGCAGGAACCACGGGTACTACTTCTACGAATCTAGTGTTTTCAACTTCACCGGTGCTGGTATCACCTGCACTTGGTACCCCAACTGCCATTGTGTTGACAAATGCAACTGGCACAGCTGCATCTTTGACAGCTGGTAAGGCGACAATTTTAGCGACAGCACGAGCTATTAACGGCGTAAATTTTGACGGATCTGCTGCAATCACCATTCCAGGTACACCGTGGACAAATGTAACGGGTACTACCCAAACTGCGGCAGTAAATAACGGATACATTGCAAATAATGCCTCCTTAGTAACGGTAACACTTCCTAGCACCGCTGCAATAGGGCAGACAGTATCAGTAGCGGGTGCGGGTGCGGGAGGCTGGAAACTGGCTCAGAATGCTTCACAACTGGTACATTTCGGTACTTCTGTAACCACTACAGGCACGGGTGGTTCATTAGCTAGTGTGAACCAGTATGACGCCGTTGAAGTGGTTTGTATCGTTGCTAATACCACATGGACGGTAATTAATTCTCAGGGGAACTTGACGGTAGTATAGATGGCTACAATAACTACTTCGGTTACGATTAATCAGGGCCTAAATGGTTACGTGGAGCGTTCGATTAATGCACCTGGAGAAAGTTTCTCTACAATTCGTGCAGGTGCGGGTACAGATTCAGGTTATACTTCGGGGAATAATGGCGTTGAGATTGCAGGGCTTTTTGCTACTAATACAACTAATAGCTATCTAGCGCTTGAAAGAGTCATTTTGTTGTTTGATACATCTGCACTACCGTCGAATTCAACGGTTACTTCAGCAAGTCTAAATCTTTACTTTACGGAAGAAGAGACTTCCTTAGGCACCACTTCTTTGGTTGTTGTTGCTTCAACGCCTGCTAGTAATAGTAGTCTTATCGCTAGTGATTATGCCAATCTTGGTTCTGTTTCTTTTGGTTCAATTGCACAAACAAGCATTACTTTTAATTCTTTGAATGTTATTTCTCTGAATTCCTCTGGAATAGCTGCTGTAACTCCAGGTGGTATGACTAAACTTGGCTGTGTTCTTGGTTGGGATTTTAATAATAGTTTTACAGGTACGTGGGCTTCTACTTCAAATACCTATATAGAATGGAGTTCTGCAGCTTTATCCTTAACATACACTAATCCTGCATTGTCAATTACTGGTATATCCTCACTATCTAACGTATCAACCATAACAACGGCATAAGAGGTAATCATGGCGACAAATAATAGTTCAAATAACCAATTCACAAATGACAGCGATGGTTTTGACATCTCTGGTGGTACGACGAAACGAAAACTTACCGTTACCGCAGGAGATGTTACGTTAAGCGGTGGAGGCTCCAACACCTACACACTCCCAGCAGCCACCGACACCCTCGTCGGACGGGCTAGTACTGATACGCTGACGAATAAAAATTTAGCCAGTTCTACTAATACTTTTCCCTATCAAACAGGGTGGAGTTATACCACCGTTTCTGGCTCTCAAAATACAGTCAACACAACCGTCACGTTTCCTGTTCCCTTTGCTACGCCACCTATAGTAATAGCACAACTTCTTGGCTATAAAACTGGTACGGCACCTACATCAATTACAGATTTTACTGGTAACATCGGTACTGCATTAGTTATCTTCACCTATATAACTAATATTTCTACCACTGGTTTTATTATGTACACTAACTCATACGGCGGTAACATGGGTGCTAGTTATAACGGCTTTACTTGGTCAGCTCATCCTAATTAACATAACTAACTTCCTCTTATTTTCACGCTTGGCGATCGTATATAGCAAATTAAGCGCTTCTATACCACATGTACACAACGAAAGATGGCTGGATGTTGTTGTGAGCTGATGAGGCACTTGCTGCTGTTGCCGCATCGGTACCGGTGCCCGGGGCGGTAACCCTAAAGGCTGCGCCGGTCTGGGTGATAGAGGCCGTAGCATCAGCGCCAGCACCACCGTGCACAAACTGGTTTTGGCCGCCACCAACACTGTGAGAGTGAGCAGTCGTGCCTGATTCAGAAGCCGTTAGTGTATGTGTCTTTTCTCCTGCCGCCACTGCACCTAATGTACCGAAATTGCTATCGCCCGAATTATAGCCCACCAGAGTGTAACCACCAAGAGTCGTCCAAGTGCCAAAGCCAAGCACCGTCCCTGGGTCTGTGGACACGGAAGCATTGAAGTATACCGCGCCGACTGGATAAACGTCTTTAAGAGTGATTAGCGTACCGCTGGCTGCTGGGAGTGTGTAGGTGTTGGAGCCTCCACCGCTTAACGTAACATCTCCTGCGGTAACGGTAAGTTTTCGTTTCGTCGTACCACCAGAGATGTCAAAACCATCGCTGTCATTTGTGAATTGGTTATTTGAACTATTATTTGTCGCCATGATTACCTCTTATGCCGTTGTTATGGTTGATACATTAGATAGTGAGGATATACCAGT